TCTCCTCTATCATACGACATTGTTTACCTCCACATTTGTACTGTTAACCGTTATCGTATCGCTAACTTCCGTGCTTATATTAGCGGCAGCAGCGTGAACACAGAGGATGATATTACTCTGTTGCTCAGTATCGACAGAGTTAACTAAATTTGCATTCTGGACAATACTTCCCGTTTTTGCATCTCCAGCAACAACAGTAACAGCGTCAGAATCTACAACATTCGTTACGTTTGAGTAGACTATCGTGCTCGGTTTGTTTATCTTTGCATGGCTTGATGAAACAGCATAAGCACTTATATCATTTACGCTTATAGTCGATGGAGACAGAACGGTAACGTACTCAATACTTATCCCGCTGAGAAGATAAGATCCAACAGAACAGATCGACTTCCTTGCTGATTTAAGTTGGTTTGAAACGCCAGTAAGATTAAAACTGCTCTGATCTGCTCCAGTACGCCTGCCAATATATGCCCCAGAATCAATCCCAGTATAAGTTATCGACTGTACAGTGACTGCCATTATATGCGTTTTACGAATCGAAGCATCAATAAACTGACCGCTCAGATCGTTTACGGATGCGACAATCTTCTTCGCAAGCTTTAATTGGTTGGTTAGGAGGTTGAGTGTGTATGTCGCCACACTTGAAGGCATAACCCTTGCCGTTTTTAATTGATTTGCATTGCCAGATAAATTGATTGCATTGGATTCAGCAGAGATCGAATAAGCTGTAGGTGAAGCTTTTGCTAGGGATGCTGACGAAAGCGTTAATGTTAATGTTCCAGACGATGCTACTAACAATCTAACTGAGCTTAAACTGGAGGCTGAACCTGATAATGCGTACTCTGATACTGTTCCGCTTAATGTTTTACCGACGATTAAATTAGATGATGCACCAGATAACGCATAAGTAGAGACATCAGCCGATAACTTACGCCCGACAATTAAACTGGATGCTGAACCTGCTAAAGTATAACCACTTATAGTAGCGGTAAGTTTGAGTCCTGAGCTTAAACTAGATGCTGAACCTGATAGTGAATAAGTTGCTACGGTTCCGCTTAATGTTTTGCCAACGATTAAATTAGATGATGAACCAGATAACGCATAAGTAGAGACATCAGACGATAACTTACGCCCAACAATTAATCCAGTAGTTTGCCCAGATAAAGTATAACCACTTATAGTAGCGGTAAGTTTGAGTCCTGAGCTTAAACTGGAGGCTGAACCTGATAGTGCGTACTCTGATACTGTTCCACTAAGCTTTCTTGCTACGATTAATCCTGTATCTTGCCCAACCAGCGAGCAACTTGTTCCCGTTGCAGTAAGATTACGACCGACGATTAACCCTGCTGGTAACCCGACTGAATCTAATGTGCCCTCAATCGCTCCTAAAATATGTGATGTAACACCTTGTTTTGTCAGCGCTAAGGTGTGCCCAGATAAGGAGTAAGTAGCGACATCGCTTATTAACTTACGACTTGTGCTTAATCCAGCAGTTTGCCCCGATAATGAGTAAGTCCTAACATCAGCCGCTAATTTACGCCCAACAATTAAGCCAGTAGCCTGCCCAGATAGCGCATAAGTTGTTTCTGTTGCTGATAACTTACGATTAACAATTAAGCCAGTAGCCTGCCCAGATAGCGCATAAGTTGTTTCTGTTGCCGCTAATTTACGCCCAACAATTAAGCCAGTAGCCTGCCCAGATAGCGCATAAGTTGCTACGGTTGCGGTGAGAGATAGCGCAGTAGACGAAGTTTTTGTAAGAGTAGCAGCATTAAAACTAAGAGCTAAACTACGTCCAGTATCTTCTATTTTATATGCAAACGGAAAATAGAAAAACCTAACAGCTCTACCTGAACCTGAAGGTAATGAAGATGGATTTGAATATTTAATGCCATAACCAGTGGATGTCCACGGATACACACTTAAAAATGGCGTATTGTTGTGGGCGATACCAATGTCTTTATCCGTAAAGTCAATAGCATACGCTGCGGCTGGTGGCAAAGTTGCTGGATTGGCGACTCTGGCTCCGTAAGAGGAACCATCGCATGTGTGCATACTCACTCTCGGAGACGAAGATACAGCCCATGCGACCATTCTTGTTCCGCTTGCATTTTCGGGGCTTTCATCGACGTCACGGGCTGTGCTATTCGGTGGGTTAGTTGGATTGGCAAGCTTGGTTTGAAAACCCGTGCTATTTAATTGGTATCCAGCCATGTACGGAGAAGTGGTACACGAATAACTCATTACGCCGCTGCCGTTGCGGTTATACGTAATACCACTGCCTAGTGTTGGTGGGAGTGTGGCTGGATTGGCGATTTTAGTACCAAAACCAATTCCCGTTTTGAAATAATAAAGATTGACACCAGCAGTTGAGGATGAAGATGCATTGGCTACAGCAACAAAATAGTCATCAACTCCATTTTCTTTGGTGACCTCGATGTCGAAAGCAACTGAAGGAAGAGCTGTAGACGGATTAGCATATTTAGTGCCGTATCCCGTTGTTGAATTAAATGGCCAAGCTGCTATAAACGGAGATGCGGCACCCGAAGCAAAAACGTCCTTATCAGTCGAAGCTAAACCGTTTAGGGCTGTTCCCGTGTTAGAGAAGGCTGGTGAAACATTCGAGAATTTTGTCCCAAAACCAACATTAGGCGTGTACGTGTGCGCTTGTGGACCGATGGTTGTGGATGCCTGCGTGTAAAAAACACAACCAGCACCAAATGAAATATCACCGATTTCTCCCGTAGGTGTGGTCGGTACACTACTCAGTTGAGTACCAAATCCAGTACTGCTGACCCACGTATATACATAGATATATTGGGTTGTTGAATTTCCAACTAATATATCTTGTACTTGAGGCATGTATTACCTTTTATTTTTTTGCCGCTATAATCGCTCTTATTTTCTCGATATCTGCGCACTGACTGACCAATGATTTCAAAATGACTTCGATCTTATTTCCTTCCATCGTTTCAGCACGGATGCGGAATCTAAGTTCATCCCTGTAAGATAGATCCGATGCTAGATAGAGGTCGTCGTCGTCAATAATATTTGCAGCCATCTGGTCACGTGTCATGGTCGCATATCCCCGCAAATGGGGTGGCCACGGTGTTAACTTATGTGGCAAAGCGTCATACATCGCCTTATAATTCTGCGCATTAATCCTGTAATGATACAGTTCTTCTTCTCTACTTTTGATTGCCATTGCAACATTGTTGTCGTGATCGTCTTGACTCATCGACCCGTTAGTTGCATCAAAAGTAGATTCTCCGCCAGTATTGATTTCCATAATTCATCTCCCAAAATCAAGTAAGAGTAAGCACGCCAGCCGATCCGTCAAAGTCAACTGTAAAGGTTTCGCCAAGACCTAAGCTTATGGATGAACCATAATCATACCAGCCGATAGGAGCATTTGATGCCGTTGAGTTGTACAGGACTACGTAACGGAATGGACCAAAGCCTGATCCAGTACCAGTCCAAACAACGTCTGTCAGTACAAGCTTATAGACACCTGAAGTCTGAATTGATGTTATTTGCGCTGTCGTTGCACCACCCGAAGTATAACCACCACCAGTAGCGAGGTCAGACGGGATTGCTCCATTAGACGCCTCGGGAGCAGTAGTAGTCAACAATACTTTTAGGGTATCGCTTCCTAAGTTATGAACCTTTTCAGCCAAGTCTTCCGTAAACTTATTATACTTGTTGAACGTAGCCATTGATCAATCCCCCCAGAAGTAAATTAGATAGAAACTGTGAGACAAAGCGATAACGATCAAGATTGACAATATCAATGCTGTAATCATGTTGCCGTCTTCCCTATTTTCTTGACTACCACGCTGCACTTTGCTCGTGATTTCTTGGTTTTACCATCAAAGAATGATATGCGGACACACCGAACAATTTCACATCTGTCGTCGTCCCATACCCCTAGACTGGTACACATATCGCATACAGGTTTGATAATGTTGTCGATGTCTCGTCCACGTCTCCACCCTATGCCACCCGTAATTTTTACTGATATCGCTACTTGACCCCCAACATAACCCGGGCATCCTAAGTTTTCATGGTTTATCCTGATCCATTCTGTATACTCTTTTGTCCGATGCACACCGTTTCTTCCTCTACCCCATATTTTATTGACGGATGGTGGTATAGTCAGGAAAAACTTAACAGAATCTACCTCAAGTCGGTTAGCGGAGATGTGACCATCGAACTTCGCTAAACCCTTCTTACCGTTTTTCTTCTTCAATTTTATCTCCTCATAGCATCGATTTGTATTCTGCGTAAATCCACTTGAGTAATTTTCTCGCCTGTAGTATGTCAGCCAGAGCCTCAGACGGATTATCCCATTCACGTGACAGTAGCTCTACTACGCTGTGTTCAGCATTACTCAACGTCATCCGATACCGTAAAATGCCAAAATCCTCGAGAAGAGCAAGTAGCTCGTCCCCGAGGATATGTTCGTTTTGATTGGCACGGTTGATTAAGCTGATAAGATCGGCACAGTTATGCCGTGTGTCAGCAGAGTTGTCAATTATTTTTTGCAGCTCTGGATCTATCGGCTTGCTCATGAAGGATTGTATTACGCTGGTTCATCTGGCGTTATCTCCAGAAATACGTCATACAGCTTTTTCAGTTCCTCAGTTTCAATTTTCAAAGCTTTCATGTCAGCAACGTGTTGATCGATAGCTATGGCTAGCTCATAGTAATCACGCTCTAGCTGTTGACATCTGTCTGCTTGATCTACCTTCTGTTTTAATTCTTTTGTGTTTACGTTCGCCGTGGCTACGTAACATCTTGCTTCGTGGCGTAGAGTCCAAAAGTCTTGCAAAAATCTAATATCCATCTCATCACCTCATGTAAAAGTTAAGAAACCTAAAGAAACTCATGCTTCGTCAACAAAAAGGTAGTCCCTGATCAGACCAAAGACCTCTTCTTTTTCATCCCAGTTCCGCCGTCTGTCTCCAGCAGCAATCTCAGTGATCCTGTACTGTTGGAGAAGACGCATCGCTACCGCTCTTTTGTCTTCTGGTAGGCTATCTATCGCAGCCATCAGATCAATTTTCCTATCAAGTTGTTCCGAGAGATCTAATCCACGTTCCATCTGTGGGTCATAACTTGTTGTTATGCCTTTTCTGCATAGGTAGCTGTGGTGTTGATGGTGTCTTGCGGCTAACTTTTTAATGATTTCATAGCAAAAGTTAGCCCATCCGCCTCGACTTGGATCAAAAAGGTGGCGCACTTTCCAAACGTGCATTGCTGCTTCTTGTCTCCAATCTTCTCTCTCTATATTTTTAGGCTGTACTGAGTCAGCCCCTGAATAAATAGCTCCTATGTTCCCCGAATAAATTTCATCTATATTGTTCATCTTGGCTCCTGTTAGTCTATAGTATAATCCCCTTCATCACCTTCATTCTCTTCATCATCTTCCACTCGGGTGTCGCCTTCATCAAGCCTCCACCACTTTCTTCCCTCGACTGAAAACTCAATAAGTCCCAGTCTATTCTTCGCTTTATATAGCCTTTTCGCTCCGATTCCAGCACTATCAGCCTCTTGCCTGCATAACCCGACCAGTCTCTCCATAGTGCCGACCTCTCTGCCTCCACGCATATATGCCGACAACCACTCCATATCAGCCAGCAGGTGTCCAGTCTGGAGTGCAACAGGGGTCATTACGGTACGGCTCTGAGTCTCTACCACCGTATAGTCGTTTCCGCTGTCACCCATATATGTATGCAGCGACGATGGTTTTTTTGAATTTGTTTTGGAAATTTCTAAAATTCTTAAATTTTTCGGTGACCCTTCTTCTCCGTAAGATAATGAAATCACCTGACGGACCGCACCCACAATCCTAGCTCCGAGTACCTGACCACCCCGATTCAGATGAGTGACAAGAACGATTGCGCACCTTTGCCTTACCGCTATCTCCGCCAGAGGTTTGAAAAAAGCTTTAGCGTCACTCGTCTTACATGTATCTTTGTCTGTCGCATTGCCGCAGGTGTCAATAAATATAATGGCTGGTCTTGTTCTGATTATTCGTCGCTCAAAATCAGCCAAGTCTTCTGGAGTGTCAAGGTTTGTCCCGCCATAAGGGTTACTTCTTCGACCATTCAATAACAAACAGTCGCCAGAAAAACCAAATTCAGTTGGAAGAGAACCTAGCTCTGCCCACTGACTATCAGCAGCAATGAACATACACTTTGTCCCGACAGGGTGTGGGTTAGTGGAGCCGTCTGGTAGTGGCAATCCTAAAGCTAACCTCTTCGCTAAGTCTGCGCAGAACCTTGTTTTGCCACAGCCAGCATCAGCAGCAAGACATGTAAGAGTCCCTACCTGTATCCAGCCCTCCCACAACCATTCAATCTGTGCGTGAAGAGCTACTAGATCGGTCGCTGTCGCATCTGGATCATCTTCTGTTGCCGCTATAACTTCTGGTACTGATGCTATACCAGTATATGCCTGTCTCTGCTGCAAATGTCTAGGTATCGATGTAGCAGCCTGATTGGCGGGTTTGTCACGGTTGAGCAGATATCCTCTATCTTTTATCCTATCTTTGGCGCACTTTATTTTTTGAATCAGTCCTGCGTCATCCCACGGTGGATCACATTTGTCATTCCACTTTTTGAGGAGTAGGAATGCGTTATCGTCATCAACGGCAAACCCTTCCACAACTGCTTGAGCCGCTAAATAGGTGTGTAGATTTCCTCCGTCTCCCTCTACAGCGCCCGGATAAGCAGCCAAGTATGCATCTGCTCTTCTTATGTTTTCAGGCATGGCGAGCCTAGCTTCGATGTCAGCTTGCTCCTGTTCCTGTTTTGCCCACATGGATAGTAGTGCGGCACAAGCATTGCTATTTTTATTGGCATCAAGCGGAGATGGTGTGGCTGGACTGGAGATTACACCGCTGCGTCTATGTCTTCTATCGTCACTTTCGACACCTTTTCTGGCTATAGTTCCATACAATTTCCATATTCGTCCTGAGTTATGAATTGTGGTATCTACCTCAGCGACACCAGTCTCCGAACATCTGTCATGTAGACCCGTCAGTATCGCTTTAATTGCGATCTTATTGTCTTCTGTGCTGTCCAGACTGATCGGGTAACTGAGATGCCAGCCATTGCCCGACGAAGCTACGATTGGTTCACTGTATCCAGCAGACGCCATGATGCCACGAACACGGCAAACAACATTCCACGCTGCGTCTTTCTCCGCTTTTGATGCGCTCACTTCACCTTTTACTGATCTTTTCGGATCGACATCAATAAGGAGCCATCTGCGCTCATCGATATCGACATCACTTATGCTCGTTCTGGCTGGCACTACGCTGTTTGGGCGCACACATGACGTATATTTTTCCCGTTTGATCGGGTTGGGCATGAAATAAATGCCCTTATACTGTCCCGTTTTCTCTAGTTCGACCGCATGTTCAGCCATTAAATCTAGATGAGCATAGTCGTAGAGACCCGTCATCGTTTGCCCACTCTCTCTAGACACAGGCAGCGCACGTAGCTCCGTAATGGCGTCTTCCGCAATAAAAAGCTTGAGATACTGTAAAATCTTCTCTTCATCCGTCATCTCTAATCTCCTTTATAAAATTTGTGCAGTGGTATATGTGTGGGGCATATCGCTACACCCCACACATGGTCGATCAAAATTAGAAGTTATCGTCTGGGACTGGGCTGAGTACTACTCGACTTTTGATTTTAATATTATGGAAGCGTTTGCCATCTTTTTCAGTCGTGCGTTTTGTCGCTAAAAAAGTCCTACCTGACAGAGATGGTAAGCATTTTTCAAGCGGTTCCGCAAACTTGTCTCCCCAAGCATCGACATTAATCCCGAGCAAAACTAAGTCTGCTGCGACTGCGTTTGCATTTGCGATGTTGCGGAAAAATGATGCGTTATCAACATCGCAGCCGACAAGAGACGGACCACTCTCTACCGTATATACCCATTGCAGGATCGTTTCTTGGGTCGCTGGAGTCACCTTTAGATTTGCGCTGCGGATAGTCAGCGTGTAATCGCCATCCGCCATGCTTTCAAGATTGTTTTTTCTCGGTGCTTCTCGGTAGTTGACTTTTCCATCAAATTGACCTAAACCGCCTATACTACTCATGCTCGTACTCCTGTTGGTTACTTGTTGTGTTGTTGTCTGACTCATGGGTGTGTTTGAGGCACTCCCAGCTATATTTGTTACTTTTGGTTTGGGTGCTGCCGATGTTGGCGGCAAATTCCTTAACTGTCTTAGCGTCTCAATATCTTTATCCACCGTTTGATCCTCCTATCGTTTCTGCCCTATAGATACTAACCTCTGGTGGTGCCACGATGCGCAGCGTACATCTGCCACCGCTAGCCTGCTCGATGATGATGACTGTCTCCTCATCATCACTCCCCACCACCACGATCTCCTCACCGACTCTCCGAAAGATGGTCAATCCACCTGCTGCTGGACCGTAACCCATGACTCACCTCCTTCATTACCAAGTTCACTAAGTTCCTGCATGAATTCCTTTTCTTTTTCCTTTTCAGAAACGATAAACGGCATAGCCACTCGTACTAGCTCCGTTAATCGAACCCATGCTCCGTGAACATAGACAGCTTTCTCACCAGCAAAGCAACCAATATCAAGATCTCTTGGTTCCGTTTTGCGTGGTCTGCCGCTACGTGCTGGTATACTTACAGCATTAATTTCCGCTGGCGCACTACCGATTTTGATTTTTCTATTCTGCTTTTTTCGGGTGGGCCAAGCCATGACCTCTGGCTCAACTGTCGTAAGATTGATCGTGCCTTGACGCACATGAAATCTCACTGCCGCTTCTGTTACTCCAAACCTAGCACAGATAGCACACATCTTATTCTTTTCTTCGATTGCGAATCTACTACCCATCTCGTCCTCCTTTTGGTTTCTCTCTCCCCGACACAAAACATTATAATACGACTTTTTGGAATTGTCCAAACTTTTTTTAATTATTCCGAAAAATCTTTTTCAAGGTCTTCTTTTTCTTTCTGTGCTACAATCATGTGATATACGACGATAGCACACGTTAGGATCTCAGCACATACTTTCGGACTTGACTTTTTGACTGATCTTTCCAGCCATTCGTGGATTACGGGTTGGTCGGTTGCCAGACGGTTCATCCACTTGGGGACATAAGTACCTGACATCTCATGCGCAACGATAAAACAGGTATCGGCATCTACTACGGGTATCGGTTCATACATCGTTTTTATCTCCAAACGTCAACGCCATATCTCTTAGTTCTATCCCTTTTTCGTTCGATATCACGGTCGGATTGCCGAAGTAGATGCGGTCATTATTTTTCTGAGCTATGCGGCAGACCCATGTCCCTCTAGCTCTCATCATCACCTGCAATAGCCATACTCCCCCAAACGTACTAGGTTCATGTCCGTTTGATATATCGATCTGAGCGGGTACTATCGCATACGTAGCCCATTCTGTTCGTCTACCCACAATAGCCGCCGATCCTATATCCAGCCATAGTCCCAGCCCAATATAGTTTGTTTCCAGTTTTCAATCGGCATATATCTCTGCTGCTGCTGTCATACTCTGAAAACAGCTCAGTGATCTCTCCTGCCATAGTTAAGTTATGCCCGTCGAGGTAAGCGGTCACAGCTTTTCGTCGTTCCGTCATTGTTTGTAAGTGACCGAAAATAGAATCTAACTGCTGCGTCAATCGTGTCTGCATTTTCTTTCTCCTTTGTTATTTTTCACTCAGACAAAATATAATACGACGTTTTTTTGAAAAAGTTCCCAACAGCGTCAAAAAAAACTTTATCGTCTGCAAATCGCATGGACACGCTGACGTGAGATTTGTGGGTATATCCTGCATATATCACGCACTTTTTCCCCTGATAAAAAAAGTTCACGGATATTTATTTTTTCTTCTTTAGAAACTTTCTCCAGCTTCGTTTTCTTCCCTTCTACAGCAGCCAGTACTGAAGATAGTCTGACGCACATCACCGTTCTTCCTCCGTTGGTTAGTGGGATTGATCCTTGCGCATTGGGAGTGAGCCTGTGCAGCTTTTTATGCTTCATCCGCCATACTCCTCCATCGCCAACAAAGAAGGGCAGCAGGGCTGAATAATCATCATTACGAGCCAATATAGCAGGGAAACGCACAAAGCTATCAGGTACTCCATCGGGCAGCAACCCAGAGACATATTCATTCTTCGTCATCATCTCATCACCTCCGAACGAGTCTTATTACTTTTATTGACATTTGTCCTCCAGTAAAAATACAATAGGTATGTTAGTTGGTGGTGGTGGTGTATGAGAGAAAAGTGCAAAAACATGCAGTTGTGCAGCTTGTGCGCTTGTGCCAACGACAATTTTCCTAGACCCGATTTGTTTAGCTTTTTTGTTGACAAGAGTAAAACGTATGGACTTAGGCACATAGCCATACAAAAAGAAACACTGCCAGATTTGTGGGTCTGGCAGTGTCTTGTACTGCATTCAATTTTCAATGTGGTATTATTTCATTCTATATATTTATATTTTAATATATATATATAAATTAATGTTTCTCTCTTTTTTATTATAAAAAGAAAAGCTGTGCAGCTAGACCTATGGTATACGGACCGTAGGCATTTGTCCTAAGTTATTACCACGACCACCCCACTAACCTACCGATTAAAGTTACACTTTATGCCGTTGCAATTAAAATGACTTACGTCGAGTGCGTCAACAAAAAAGCTATGAGTTTGGGGTGTAGTGATTTTCTCTTGTGCACAAGCGCACAAGTTGCACAACTGCATGTTTTTGCTGTTTTTTCATCGATCAACTTTCCATTTTTTGTTTGTCAGCGTCATACCATGCACAAGCGTAAGTATGCTAAGGAGTGCCATGAAAAAGCATCAAAAAATTACAATTATCGGTTTGGGAAAAAAGGTAAGGAAAGTCACTGCATCCCACCTCATTGACGACTCAGAGTGGCTATCAGTAGTTTTGCAGCACGGTTGCCGTTTACTGGCTGAGGTGCGTGTCTTATCAGATGCCTGCTCCATATCGACCAAACGGTTATATGCGGCTAGAGACCACTTGTGCGTGCTGTCTGAGCTAAGAGGTAGGCACATCGTCTGGTCACTGCCTCCGATGGCTACCGTCTGACAGTGTCTTCTTTGAGTGGCACGAATGGCATAGAGCTTGCAGATTCTCTTCAGTATTTTTTCCGCCCTGTTTTAGGGGTATGATATGATCGACCGCTACGGCTGCTGCGCCACACATTCTGCACAATGGCTCCCTACGGAGGATCATCAACCTTAAACGCTGCCACGAGGCTCCATACCCCCTTTGCGTCGAAGATGGTCTCATATCGACACTACGTTTCTGCTGTCGTCGATTCCCCGGGTTATGATTTGGTATTTTATCCGCCATATCTCACCAGTACTGTCATCCCGTTGTTTACGTCAGTGTGAAAAATAACTTTCCAGACTGGGTTCTCCGTGCAAAAATCAATGATAGCTTTTTTTAGCCCGGGACCAGATCCTGATTCATCCCTACTGCCGAATGTGTGCGTATCGTGCATAGCGATACAGCCACCATCATTTATCTTGTGGTGATGCTTGGATAGCTCCGCATAGAGTTGAGCATAATCGTGAAGCGTATCTATGAAAAGCATATCAGTTTTTTCTATATCCGTTTTTGTCCCAATGGAAGAATCTACAATGAAAGAAAAAGACTTATTTATTTCTTTCGCTGCGGAGAAATGATCTGCTACGTAACACGGGTGTATATCATAAGATACCAATCGTTCTTTTGTTCCCGCTAGTAGTGCCCACGTAGACACACCACGGCGAAACCCAAATTCAGTAACGTGTTTACACTTTGAAGCTAAATCATATAGCAACTGTATATGCTCTGATATATCAGATGGTGTATTTATTGCTTCATATAGGTAGTCTTGTATCGATTTCACGGGATGAACCTTTCATAATCGTATTTCCATCGGGGGTTAAGTTGGATCTCTCCGCTAGCCATCTGACCAGCAGTCAATCTGTGGGACACTACTTGTGCGGCAAGAGCTGAAACGTCTCCAGAACCCCATCCAGATGCATGATAATTGTCCGCAGTCCCCCAACGATACACGTAGAATTGATCTCTATCTGGGATATCTCGGGTAAAATGACCATATTTTAAGATCAAGCGGGATATCAGATGTGAATCGATTGTGCCACGATCCTTTATCTCCTCATATCCACCCATCTCATCAAATACATCACGCCTTAAAAGCATATTACACTGAAATAAGTTTTTTGTGCGTGTGATATATTGGTGTGATTCTTCGATATATCCCATAGACGTATGAAAAATACCGTCAGCGTTTAGATATTTATGCTGTACTGATAGCTTATTCTTTAGGTAGATATCATCATCTTCCCAAGGCGTGATGTACTCGCCACTGCATAACGCTACTGTAGAGTTAAATTTCTTGCCTAGTGGTGTGATCCTATCCTTAGTATTAACGATTACTACTTCGGGGTGGTCAAAGATCAGTGTTTGATCGGCGAGGTCATTTAGGATAACGAGTTCTTTTTCTCCTGCGTAATCTTGCTGGAGAAATGAGTAGATAGCTTCTTCGAGTAGGTATGGACGACCGTACGTTGCGCAGAAACAGGATATTTTAGGCAGTTTGCTCATACTAGCATCACCTTTTTTTGGATCGTCTCCATGCAATATTCAGCAAGCATACGCCACCCCTTCTTGTCGGTCATTGCAAAGTCGTAGTTTTCGATATAGGAATCGATCACATCTTCAGCCCATACCCTTAACTCTTTTGGATCTGGTATCCCCGTAAATCCAGCACGCATATTTTTTAATTCTTCGCTATTTTTAAGTGAAAAAATCTGTACGGCATGGATGGAATCGAGAACTTGTGCCGTCCAAGCTTCCTGTCCTCGGGCATACCTGCGTACTAGCTTCATATGATCAATGAATTCCATTATAACCTCCGTTAGATTAACCAGTTAAGTTCTCGTTTTTTGAATCCAGTAACGTCTGCATAAATCCAACAGTCACCAGAATTCAGCATGTTGTGGATGATGTCAGCACGAGCATAAAAACCTTCTGGACCCGGATTGCCCGGACCAACTGGACCTGTATGTGCTGATGAACCCCAACTATTATCAATCCTACCGTATTCGTATGATCCAATTTTTGCGTAACCACATAGACACATGCAGTGCGCCCAGCTTCCTGATTTTGAAGCTACGCCATCCTTATCCCGAGCCATTGTAAAGCCCTGATTGGAACACAAAGATATGCCGTAACCGTTTGCTAATGCACGTTTTGCGTCATCCCAGTTTCGTACACGTGTTGCGCTACTGACTGGATGTAGTTTTGCTTCTAGTTCAAGTTCTGGAGGTACACCTTTTGCCCCGTACTCTCTGCATCTAGGTTCTGAATATGAAGACAAATCAATATCGCCGTATATTCCCCGTGCCACAAGTCCGTAGCATGAAACCCATTTAGCAGCCCATGCGCCGACACTACCATCGCCACGCATACCGCCACCAATTTCCACTCTGCTACCGCCATAAATGACTTCTTCACAGATATCGACGTAGCTTTCTTTTTCTCCCGATGCAATTTCTGCCAACATAGTATAAGTAATCGCCCTTGCAGTGCCAAATGACACGCAGGAGCCTACCTTACCCTGATTTTTTGGGGGTAGCAGTGATCCCGTTACTTTTTTAGCGATGTCCCATAGGTATACATTTTCGGGTAATGCTCCTACTGGTACAGATCCAATGGGTGTGAGAGAGACATCGGCAAACTCTAAGGTGCTTACTACCTCGTCTACTGCATCTTTATCGTTGATCCATCCGTCAATATTCATCGTATGCCCCCTAGTATAATTGTGACTTTTTCAGCAAACTTTTCTCCGTTGTCACGCATGGTTTGGGTGAGCGGAACTGGTATAGCTCCCATAATCATCCCCCATTCGATCATCAACCGTTCCCGAATAGGCATCAGAGCTTTATCATCAAGTCCACTGTTGACCCGAATCTCATGCATTTTTTCGTATAATGCTTCTGTTTCGGTAAACTTTGGGTCTCTGATTATCTTTTTAATCTCGCTATACGTATTAAATAATTTGACAATTGACGCCTCTTTGCCTTGTTCTTGGCTTGCTCCGTAGATTGCTTCTATAGCCATTTTTAGTTCATCGTTTGGTGCTGGAGGTGGGTTAGGTGGGAGTGGTGGTGTGTAGTCCCCCACGATAACTGTCGTGATTACGGGATCTGTAGGCTCTCCTGAAGGCAGAGCAGAGTAGCACAAAACACGATATTTACCCGCTTTTTGAGCGACCACTACAGTAGATTTAGGATCACTCAGTAACCGACTTGGAAAAACTTGAATACCTGCATCAAGTGGAACAAATTTAACTGTTTTTCCTTCAGTTTTTGCCTCGATGACAATGAATGATGCAGGGTCACCCTTAATTTCTGGTGGTACGGTGAGTTGTCCTGATAAAAGAAAAATAAGTGCGTAGTAGATCATGATCGTGTTGTCCTTGTTGCTGGTGCTGGAGTCTGTAGGCATGGAACATTATTGAGCCTGTCGCAAATCATGTTCTGTGTGTCCGCTATCTTTTCGATGTGACCGTCAAGTTTGTCCAAAAAGTCTTTGTGGTCGTTTTTTATTGGTATCAAGATGTTTGTGCCGATCCACCATGCGCATGTACCAGCCCCACTTATCAGGGTGAAGACGAGCAACCATAATGGACCATATTCTGCGAAATTTGTAGGCATTGAATATCCCTTTTTAGTCGTGTGTTTTTACCTTTTCAGCCCAAGAGTGTGCATCAGCAAAAATATCAGGATAAATGTCCGTCAAACCCTTCTCAATCACATCTTTTTGATCTTGAGGTAGCCGACGACCAAAATAGTCCCGCATCTGTTGTACATTCCAGCCAGATTCATACGCAGCGATGCAATAATTATGCATTTTGTCGTTGAGTGTCAGGGTATACGGCACGGGACCGAAGCGTGGAAAGCGATGAACCCAGCTTAAACTTGGGTGATACACTACTTTTCCACCATTTTTCCTAACTTTGTCGTGAATATAGATCTCTTCTCCAGCAAATCCACGGAAATTATTGGAGAAAGTTGGCCAATGTTCTTTCTTCATTAGGGCATAAGCTGACCCGTGTGCTCCGATTTCGTGAATTTTATCTGCATCTTTTACGTTCCAGACGCCGAAAAAGTCACCACGAAGTTCTGGATCTAACTCTGTAGCGATGACAGATCCACCCTCACCCCGTAAAGGTCCACACCACATGTCCTGCTTAATCTCATCCTTATCAATGGCATCAAGAATATAATCGACGCTGTTTTTGCCCAACAATACGTGACAATCAAGCATCAGAACGTGAGATCCTATAGCATTTTCCCAGATGCTGTTTTTTGCGTGCGCTGGTCCCCTATTTTTAGGCTTATGAACTAATCTCGTTTTGGTCAAAGCGCACATGTTCATCAGATCTTGAGAAAAAGATGGATGGTCGTTGATTACAAGTAGATCAACGTCTTCTCTTGCAATGTCTACGTGATATTGTCGGATTGCGGATAGCGTCCACCATACTCCCTGTGGATCATCAAAGCACGCCATACCGATTGTTAATTTAGGCTGTTTCAAGTTCGTTCTCCTGTTCCTGTTTCTGTTTATATTGAGGACATCCTACGCAGTTCTGGATCGTTTTGTCACGGGCATACGGACGACACACACCAAAAATCTTGCATTCATGCTTTACGGCAGATTTACCACCGCAACCACAACTAGGTACGTCCTCCAGAGCGATTCCCAGATGATAGCAGGGATTTTTCATAACCCTGACTATCTCCTTGACTTCGCTTGGCATCGGTAAGGCTGCTGGTGGTGGTGGAGTAGCTACGCTTGTTGGCGTTAATGTCGGTTTGCCGGGTGCGTTTTCAAATAAGTGCTTATACCGTGGATCAGTGTTATTAAGGTGGCAAATCCTGCAACCTTCTTTGTACGTGATGTGTCCACAGCGCAGCATAACCACCCCTATTCGGTAATGGTATATGTTATTACGCCGTCTCCATCAGCCCCGCAATCCCAAAGTATTGATGCCAGTATTTCATTATAATAAGGTGTTCCCCACCACCCGTTAATGTAGTTGTTGCTGATGTCCCAGAATAGTTTTTTGACCTTAAGTTCGCCAGACATTTGAATCGGTGCAAAACTGTCAAAGTCATACATAGTACGAGTATTATCGGGGAAATCTGTCATCTTGTCTTTATACTCATTATACATGCGCAGAAAACAAATTTTTCTTAGCGGTGTCTCTTTTTTCCAAGCGTCATTCCATTGCCAGTCATAGACAGACGGTACCCTTTCCCCTGTAAATGTGCCGTAAGAACATTGAACATTAAATTTAGCTTTATCCCTACCCATAGAAGCACAGTTAGTACACAGAGTTTTTGCGTGCTGCCTAAAAGCATTGAGTGCCCAGTACCCGGTGTAGAGCAGATTGTAAGGATAAATTTCCCCGAAATATTTATCCTCCATCGGCGAAGTCCAATTTCTGTTGTAGGCATCATACCAAGGATTGCCTGTGTCTATGAGCATCGATTTAGTAGGTTCTATCGTATTTAATCCCTGAGAATACTTTACGTACTGATCACGTATGATTGAACTATATTCAAAACAATTTGAACATGGCCAGTTTCCTATACCAGCCGCACCCGTATACTTGATAAATTTACCTAAAGCGATAGTGGCACGAAAATCAAAATATATATCTTTACAAATAAGTTCATTAAAATTTGTTGTAGCTTTAAGCAATTTCTTCATGTCAATATCAGCGTTACAGGGAGGACATGTCACCTTACCCACAAACTGATTTCTTTGATCCGCAGTTATTCTAGGGTCAAAAATTGGTATGAAGTTTCCAGTACCATTTAGGGATGGTACTTTTACGGCAGAACCACCGTTTGATCCGAGTGTTCTTTTTACGGTCTGGTAGGTTATTGCAGGGTATGTTAGATTTTCTGGACTATACCACGTCTGTAATCCAGTTACGGGATCAGTGCGCCAGTTGGCAAACTGTTTCATGTTTCCATTATCACGGTAAAGAGTCAATGAAGTGCCGTCTATGGCTGGCCAAACTCCGTTTGGATCATGGAATGTTACTGTAAGCTCTTGCGGAGCACGCACAAAGGGGTCAGACGGATCGTCACCAATAAAATACCACTGGAATTTATCAGCACCCTGCATACACGAACCGCAAGAAGCTGATACGGCTGGATTTGAATAAATCTCGTTATCAACACTGCCTGATACGGGAGGATACTCACAGCGGCAATACTGGTTCATCGCAACACCTTCACCAGCGTAGCGTGTCCAAGTAGAATTTGCTGAATGCCACTGCCATTGACACGTAATTGATCCGCACTGAGGGTCAAACGGTGGACTGCTTGAAGTGCTGCTTGTAGTACCCCAATAACCAGAAATAGTGGGTTGACAAGCTTGATAAACGTACGATTTATTTCTACCGTTATATCCTACAATTCCTCTGTGTGAGTAATATAAATTTGCATAAAAAGATGTATCTATTGTTGCATCGATAATCATCCAATCAGGATAACAATTACATGCACCCTGACCACAGTCACTTTTCGCATACGTGACATTATGTTCTTCAACTGTAAAACAACATGCGAGACGTGAACATAGATAATGGCCATTTGGAGTAGTTGATGTCGGTGCTGGGGTCGTCGCTGTTGTTCCAGTCCCTGTGGTGGTAGTGGTTGTGGATGGAGCAGCCGTGGTCGTTGTGGGGGTAGGTGTCGTAGTGGTGGCTGAGGTCGAGCAGACAGTTGATGCATATTCACCAGATGTTGTGCCAGCCCATTGCGGAGGATGACAGTAACACCCAGTTACACAATCCATCGAAGAAATTAATGACCACGCAGATCCTGACCATTGGTATAGGCAAGCACCTGAGCAATATGGCGGCTGACTCTCTTTACATGGTGCTTCGTATATCTGATCTAATGCTGTTGCCATTGCTGTTGGATAAGAACAGAAGCATGGAGGAGGACAAGCCGTAATGCTGACCCATCTACCTAATTCCAAAGAACCTTCCCAAACATAGCGACACATATTTGCGCCACAAACGCTGGGAGTAGTGCTGGTTGTTGTTACTGGCGTAATATTACCGCAAGGAACAGATATAAATGTACCAAGATCTGGCGGTCCAGTTGGACCTTCAGCACAAGGACATTCTTCCGAACAATCAGAGGATATGAAAACCCAAACTCCGCTGATGTATTGGTAATTACAAGACCCCGGGCATGGTGTCGTACTTGTCGTCGTACTGCTTGTCGTGCTACTGCTCGTCGTACTGCTTGTTGAAGGATTTGTGGAACAACCAGTTATTACGTTTTGACCAATATAACCACCTGAATCGGTAGGTGGGTTATTGCATCCACAGCCAGTACCACACGTATTTACGCCTGCTGTCCATCCTGTCCCGTTCCAAGCATAACTGCAATAACCAAGGCACTGTCCTGATATTGTTGTAGTGGTAGGAGTAGACCCATAGATGCACCCCCTCAACACAATTTCAAAGCCTGAGCTTGTTTCAGTCGGAGGAGCAGGACAATTACAACCAATACCCGTAGCACATGTTCCTATAAGGAAAGACCAACCACCAACACCATTACCTACGTATGCACAGTAGGCTGGACCACAATCAGGCGTAGAGCTGGTAGTTGTTGTTGTGGTTGTTGAACTTGTGGTTGACGAACTTGTAGTTGACGAGCTTGTTGTTCCGCCACCTGTTGAACTTGAGCTTGTTGTTCCGCCACCTGTTGAACTTGAGCTTGTTGTTCCGCCACCTGTTGAACTTGAGCTTGTCGTTCCGCCACCTGTTGAACTTGAGCTTGTTGTTCCGCCACCTGTTGAACTTGAGCTTGTCGTTCCACCGCCAGTAGAGCTTGTACTTGTCGTTCCACCGCCAGTAGAGCTTGTACTTGTTGTTCCGCCACCTGTTGAACTTGAGCTTGTCGTTCCACCGCCAGTAGAGCTTGTACTTGTTGTCGTTCCACCTTCAATGCAATCGACCATCCATTCTTCGTCTACTTCTGATCCAGATTCGGATGGAGCTACGTCACATATACAGCCACCACCACCCTCACATGAATTTGTGTAGAGAGACCAGACAGAACCAGTCCAGCGATAAACGCAATTACCTGCACACGACATTAGCCACCTCCCGTCGATGTTGTGCTAGTCGTCGTCGGTGCTGCGGTACTGGTCGTTGTGGTGGCGTAGCAGTAATAAGCGCCGGGAATACAGATATTTGTGTATATTGGCAGGATTTCTCCATCATTGCAGGATATTGCGGCAACAAAATCGACAGAAAGGTATGATGGAGTTGTTGTCGTGGAGGTTGCGCCAGCTGTACCAGTCGCAGAAACCTGATATATATTTGCTCCGTAAGAATTATATCCAGCTAATCGACCAATATATCGTTGCGCAAGCAGATTCTGACCTGTTATTTCCTTTACTGATACATCTCCCTCTACGTCTGTATATGAGTTTGAGTAGGCGTCGTAAAATTGAATCTTTGCTGGATAATTTCCTTGACCATCTTTTGTTGTTGACGTGATTCTTACTAAGTGCAGTATTGGAGCCGTAGAATCTAACGGTATAGATTTAGGAGCAGCTCCTCCTAGCTTTCCACCCTCAAAGGCGAGCAACATCTTTGCTAACCTTTCGATGGTATCAGAATCTAGGAGAAAACCTTGCATATTTGTTTATCTTTCTTAAAGGGATGGAAAAGCTACTCTCGGATAGATATCAAATGTTTGATAATAGGGTGGATTAGATGGATTAAGTGCGCCAACATCTCTAGGTCCATTCAGTCGCAGTCCGTATTCGTTGAGCAAGACAGGAGTAGATGCGTAAGCTCCACCTTCAAGCATAATCCTTTGCTTCTTTTTAGCGCCGCCAATAAGAGGCATTTCGTTTAATCCGTTGCTCGCTATTACGGCAAGCCAGCCTAAAGGACGGTATTCAAACACGAGACTCCACCGCCAATAAAATACATTGTTTTCAAACACCCTATTAGCACTTATAGAGTTTAGTTTCGCCAGACCCGCTCCAATGGCGTACGTTCCTAGCGTGTATGTTGCAGAGTTAACGTAGCCGATTGCTTGAATCCACGCAGAGCTAGGAGAAGAAGCTGAATTTAATCCGACCGTAATGAGAGCACCACCATAAATGCGCTCTAAAGCTGGAAGGTATGGATCTTCTGCCGTGTTAAGAATTGCATTACCAAGACGATCAGTCATAATAGCCCACGGATATGTCGTGGTACTGATCTGATAATCTCTCGGACGTGATAGCGGACTCTCTACACGATCAGCTGGGTCCGTACCTTGCTGCTGTTCATCAATTGCTGGATCTTCACCACCTCCGCCAGAATCTACGTTGTAAGAATACTCGTAGGTTATGCGCCAGAGTAGTGGGTCACCCTGATCTTGAGTAGGCTTTATCGATACACACCTAGCTATAACATCGTCAGGATGGGCGGAGAATATGATTGGAAGTGAGGGATGAGATGCGGCATATGCAGCACCATAAGTTGCAGCTGAAGTTCTGACTAAGAATACACGGGTATAACTTCGTTGATACTTATTATCAATCGAAGCTTGGCGACCTTCAGCGACCTCAATGCAGTGTGTGTATGCCATATTACTTTCCTATCGCTCTGATTGCAGGTTTATTTTTCTCTATAGCTATATTTATATTGTTCAAAATCTTTATCTGTTCAGCTCCCTGTCGTTCCTGATTTTTAAGCGCACCAAGCATAGCAGCATCGACATCCATTTTCTGAGCTTCCATTCGTGACCTAATCTGCATCTCCGCTACTGCTGAAGATCCAAGAGTCGCACTTGATGTTCCAGTTTCAGATGCTAATCCATGCTTCTCCATAACATCCTTCACAGCACCAGCTCTTTGCCTGAGCAACATCTGATTTTCGTTAAACCTGTTAAGGAAGTTTTCATCAAACTGTTTTTCAATTAACGCTTTTGCTTTTGTATATCGTTCGTTGATATCGACTGGATTAGCGTTCGGTTTAGCTAAGTCTTCTTCAAATGTTTTTAGTGCGGCTGCGAGTTGATCAAGCCGAAGCTGCATTGCCTGTTTGCTTGCAGCCTCATTACCAGCCAGTGCATCGCTACTTGATTTCATGAGCAACTGGAACTTTTCTTGATCAGTTCCTATTTCTGTTAAAAGCTTTGCCGCTCTTTCACCCGCATTACGGGCTGCAAGACTTACGTTTTCAACACTTTTAGCTACGGCATCAGCTGCATTTTTAAGCTTTGCCTGATTTTCTAGCTCAAGCTTTGCCTGATTATTCTTTGCGTCATTATTTTTAGCGTTATTAGCTTCAGCATCCTTTTTAACTTTGTCCATACGAATCTTTTCAGCTTCAGCAGCCGCACGTAGTCCTGCGACAAACTTAACCATAGGATTCTCTTCTTCCTTCTTTTTCTCCGCAGCTATAGCCTCTTGAGCAGCTTTACCTTTAGCTGCTGCTGCTGCTCTCTCTGCTGGTGTTGGAGCGGGAAGAACCAGTTTGCTGGCTCCCTCAGGAGCTGCGTATGGACTTTGGTTAATAAATGCAAACGCATCCGAAAAGATATTCCCAGTAGCTTCTGGTACGGCTGCTACATTCTTTTTTACTTCTTCGTAGTCGCCAATCAAACCTTTCAACTCATCTATCCACGTTTTTATCGTAGCTATAAATTTATTCACGCCGACTTCTAACATTTTGCTAAAGCTCATCGCTGCTTCTACGAGAGTAGCCGTGATTTCAATAGCCATAACCTTCCCTTTGGAGAAGGCTTCTTCAATACTCATGTTTTTAAGGGCTTGATCCGTTATTTCCATTAGCTTCATAGCTTCTTTGATGACGGTTTGAGCACCATCAACAAACCCTTTTATGCCGCTAACGATGTTTTCCACGGAGAATGTTTGCAGGATAGTTTTACCGATGTCACGTTTAATGTCTTCAAACTGACGGAATAGTGATTCAATTAAATTGTTGAACTGATTGCCGAGTGCTTTTGCTGTTGCCGCAGCCTCTGGTGTTGCTGATGCCATGAGTAAAGCACGTTGAGCTAGTGCTGAATCTACCGCATTAGCTTCTAACAAACGCATTGCTTCTTGCTGAGAGACAGCTCTACCATAAGTGCGGGTCATTTCTTCGGCTAAAGCTCTATATACGTTTATTCCGCCCATCTGTAGTGAACGCAGAGAAGCCTTATTAGCTTGTGTAGTTTCATTAAGAGCGATAAGAGAATTCTTTACAGTATCAGCAGCAGCAGCAGATCCACCAAGAATGACGATAGCGTTTTGCATACCCTGAATTAAATTCATTGCGCCAATTTCTGATTGGCCAACAGCCTGTAATTCTATAAGTGCTTTTGTTAAGTTGGTTAGTGGTACGCCAAGTGATTTGCTTGTATCCCGCAATGTCTCTACTGCTGAGTTCGCCGTGGATACATTTTCACCAGCACGTTGAGCAGCATTGCCAAACGCATCAAAGTTTCTGCCTGAGATCATATTTGCAACAAGGGAAATTTCTTGTAACTCAGACGCAAGCTTCATCGTTTCCCAAATAGCTTGAACTGGTTTGACGATGAACAAATCGATAGCTTTGGAAGCCATATCGAATGTCGCTTTAATATTGGCAGCGGAATCTACTACAGCACCCAACCGCTTTGATCCCAATACTGGTCTTTGTGACTCCCAGCGTTTCTCTGCGTCTGCCTTCTTTTTTAGTTTTTCATCCTCAGCCCTAAGTTCTTCAGCCGTCATGTTTTTTCGTCGTTCTTTATCCCTACGCTTTTTATCGTCCTCTAATTTCTCGAGGGCGTTCATGTCTTTCTGCGCATACTTGATTTTTTCTTTGTTTATGTCTGCTTCGATACCTTCTGCTGACATAGTACTTCGGCGTTCTTTGGTCGCCTTTTTTTCACGAGCATTTTTTTGCTCAAGCGCATTCATCTTAAGGAGGGATTTTTCAAACGCTTCTTCTACTTTTTTGGACGCATCACTGGCTTCTTTCATACCTTCAGTTACGCTTGCACCAGTTTTTAACGCAGTTTTACCTGTAGATTCTAGTTTATTGGATAGTCCAGCGACACCTTTATCGGCTTCTCCGCCAGACCACCCGACAGCTACATTCATTTTGGCGACACTTGTCATAGTTTTAAGCCCTCGCCATAATGGTTAAGAAACTCTTCAGGTCTTTGACTTCATCTCGTTTCTCCGCACAAGGATCATGCGGAAGGAAGTCCTCTACCTTGCTTTTTGCTCCTGCTGCAACAAGAGGCGACCAAGCATTAAGTGCGTGCTGGATATCGCTTCTATATGCTCCCCAAGGATCGACATAAATCAACGCTTGCCATTCCGCTAACTCATTTGAGGTCATTCGCTCCTCAAGCTCTCCGACCGTCATAGATAGATGTGCAGCTAATCTGAACATCATCCTTCGCAACGGTCGGCGCATCAGTTTTTTTCTACATCTCCCCGCAGTCCTACAATGTGACAGGCTGAATCCCACAACTTATCAATCGCTTGAGCTGGTAGATTAGTGATCTCTACCATTTCATTGTCGGAGAACAGACGGTTTCCATCTGGATCGCAGATACATAGGACTAACAGACGGGCACGAATGTCATAATACTTTGACGCACCAGATTGTTCGATCTGCCACGCATCATATCTGTCTCGTTGTCCTGCTGTAATCTCACGCAAAAACACGGAGCCACCCCATTCAGGTACGTCAATTTCTTGTACCTTTGGTTTTGCTCTGCTCAATATCGTCGCTTTATCTAAAAATGCCATATATCACCTCACCAAAGTGCCACAATCTTAGGAGTAGCTGCTGTTCCAGTAGCCCAAACTCTAACAACACGAATAGGAAGAAAGGTGTGTACTCCGTGATCGAAGGTTACAACATCACCACTAAGCATCGTAACCTTCAAATTTCCGGTCGTACCACACCACAATCCACGGGTTACGTAGCCTAAATCAGCACTATCTGAGGGTGTGACTTCAGCTGCGTTTGAGTATGGACCCGAAAGCCCCGTGGTATGCTTATCAAAATTATCAACAATCGGCATAATAAACCTCCGTTAGATCAATATTTGTCCGAAAGCTGAAGCGTAACAGTATATCGCAAAGCTTCATCCGTAGTACCGACTTCTGGAGTTGATACTTCGCTGATGTAGCCGTCATAGTTATACATGTCATCAATGCTAGATCCCGGGAGACCAACACTAATACGTGTGTGTGTTTTATTTGTTTGACGTGTCCTGAGTACAGTCCATTGGTTGGTAGCTGTAGCAGTATCATCAAGGAACATGGTCAACTGTAGTGTACCTTTATCAAAACGAGCTGGAAGACGCTGAATTGTTGTATCAGACACTCCAGTAACATCCGACATAGCGGTACTGAATGTAGAACCACCGATGGTAACTAAAAAGTTAAGAGCAACAGCCGCACCGCTTGATGTGGTGCCTGTAGCTAGAGTGTTTGCAGTTGCAGAAGAACCTGCTGGAAGAACGTAAGCCATGAGAGACCCCCTTAATTTTGGTAGACACCGATCACATCAATAGTAGTAACACGACTCTGTTCATCACTACCGTCAATCGCCAATTCACTGGAATCAATTTCATCGTCAACACGCAGCAAATGAATTTGAACTCCATCTATAGTTTGCCTTGCTGGCGAAGCTTGAATCGATGCGACAATCCAGTCACTAACTGTTTGTGCCTCAGATCTAGTATCCGCAATAACCAGCAGTTGAATGCGCTCCGTATACACGGCTGGAACATTCGATAATAACATATCTCTAGTTCTACTTATCCCTTGATAGATAATATGCGGTTGTTCCACACCAACGGCAGCTATTTCAGGAGAGATACCGCCCGGGATTGTAGTAGCGTAATTAGGTCTACCGCTTAAATATGTTCGCAATAGCTTACCCAGTACGCTCATTATTTTTCTCCTAATACTTTATTGAGTGCTTTTTCTATCTCTGCTCTGGTTACGCTTTCAATCTGATTTGAGTAAGCATCTAGTGCAGGTCTTAGAAATGGTTTTGCTGAAACACGTACCGTTTTTCCGTTAAATACTTTAGCCGTGAAACCGTTTTCAACTAGATGCGAATACTTAGACGGTTTAACAGTATGGGTTTCGTTTATTTTCCATAGCTTTACTGTAACCTTACCAGTAACTGCTCGGTCAGCACCAACCAAAACGTAGACTTTTCCAGTCCTTGGGTTTGTTCTTACCACGAATACTATTGCCTTTTTAAGGGTTCCAGACCCGCCGTAAACTTTATGAATTTGTTTACCGATGCGTAAGGTCGAGTTTCGCTTTGGAGCTTTCTGTTTAGCAGTCTTCTTAACAGCACCACCAGTTTTTCTGGCAGCTGCACGCATAGCATTTTTCATCTCTCTGGGGAAGTATGATAAAGCTTTTACTAAATCTTCTAGTCCATCAATTTTGAGTTTA